TCATTTGGATAGCCAGTTTAGAAAACAAACTAAGGCAAAGCAAGGACAACATTGTCGTGAGTGATGTGCGTTTTCCGAATGAAGTCACAGCAATAAAAAACCTGGGCGGAATGGTACTCTGGATCAAGAGAGGAAAACTTCCTGATTGGGTAGAAACAGCAAAATTAGCAATGGACGGAGACAACAGTTCAATTAACAAGATGCAGGAACTAAAGATTCATAGTTCGGAGTGGGCGTGGATCAACACCAATTTTGATGCTGAAATTACCAATGACGGAACCATACAGAACCTCTATGACGGAGTGCAACAAGTTCTAAGCACTAACGATCAGCAACAAGATCTCCCTGTTTCCAAGTAGTTCCTTCCTTGCTTAATAGTATGGTACAGTTGGAACAAACTGTTTTTAGATTACGCAGGGCACAGTTATCAAGGTTTCCATCCACATGAAATACCCTAAAAACTTCTCGATGTGCTGACTTGAATCCACATTTATCGCACTGCTTTTTCATGCGATAACCAGCCCTATACCAACGAGGAATACCATGATACTCACCGTGTGCAGAGCAGGCTTCACACAGGCTCCTGTAATAGGTCTTGCCATTCTTTCTATAATTAACTGCACGCGGTCTTAAACCGCATTTACACAACGGTCTCATGCTTGTATTTACACCTTTTCAATCCCTTTATTTTTGGGTTCTAAAGAAGCAATTTTTTTCAAGATATGGTAAATACAAGTGCAATACATTATAATAATGAATTGATTTATATTACCAGGAGAGAACGTAAATGGCACTACAATCACCCGGCGTTGAAGTTACGGTAATCGATGAGAGTTTTTATACCCCTGCGGAACCAGGGACAACACCACTTATCGTCATAGCAACAGCCCAAGACAAAACGAATGCTGCCGGCACAGGAGTTGCTGAGGCGACGACTAAAGCAAATGCTGGAACAGCATATAAAATTACATCACAAAAAGAATTAGTAGATCTTTTTGGAGTACCAAACTTCGAAAAGACAGCGAGCAATACACCTATTCATGGTAGCGAATTAAATGAATATGGTCTATTAGCAGCGTACAGTTTATTAGGCGTATCTAACGCTGCTTTCGTTGTTAGAGCAGATGTTGATATGGGACAACTTGAAGGTTCATCAACTGCTCCGGGAGCGAATCCAGATGATGGTACTTGGTACATCAATACGCAGACCTCCGCTTGGGGTATCCAAGAATGGAACAGTGCCGATATTTCAACAACAGGCGGTCAAAAGTTTGCTACCAAAACACCTATAGTTTTAACAAATGACAACTCGTCAAGCATTTCGAACAACGCTCCAAAAACTTCCGTTGGTTCGATCGGTGACTATGCTGTTGTTTTTGAAACAGTAGGAACTGGTGCAGGTTTCAGTGCTAACAAGGAATATGCAAGACTTTATTACAAGACTGCTGGAAACACACAAGCAGGTGTTGCAGCGGGTGCTTGGGTATTGGTAGGCTCACAGGATTGGAGAGCAAGTATTCCAACTGTTATTGGAACTCAAACTGTTTCGTCAGCACTTGGTGCAGCAGACGCAGGTACACTTACAATTAACGGAACAAGCATCACAGTAAACGATGGTGACACACTTAATGATGTTGTTACAGCAATCAACGGTGCTTCAATCACTGGAGTAACTGCAAGAAACGTGAGTAACACACTGAGACTTTACAGTGATGGTACAGCGGCTTCTGGTGCTAACACAATTACATGTTCAGGAACAGCAGCAACTCTTACAGCACTTGGCTTAGGAACTGTTGCATACAGAGGACCTGAATTACAACAAACTCCACACACATCAGTTCCACAATGGAAGGGAACTCCAGGAACAGATGCAGGTGCAAGACCAACTACTTCAGTTTGGATCAAGACTACAGAGCCAAACGGTGGTGCAAGAATTAGAGCATCTAAGTGGCAGTCAAGCACAGAGACTTGGGTAGATCAAACAACTTACATCTACTCAGACAACCATTCAGCATTATACTATCTTGATAGAGCGGGTGGCGGTGCAAATCTTCCTGTGGATACATTATACATTCAAACCAATGCTACTGAAAATGGTGGTTATGATGCATCTCCAGCAACAGCAGAATTTAGATTCTGGAGAAGAGCAAATTCAGGAGCAACCACAATTACTTCTGATGCTGTAACTGCTTCAACATTTACAACAGGTGGTAATCAGTTTGCAATTGCTGAATCTATCAAAGGACAGTTAGCATTAGACAGTGAAGTTGAAATTAATTTCACAGCAACTGGTGCAACAACAGACGCTGATGCGTTTGCTGCTGCGGTTAATGCTGCTGGATTTACGAATATTGTTGCATCGGTTGATTCCGACAATAAAATTTCTATTTCGCATAAACTTGGCGGAGACTTTAGATTAAGAGACGTTGGCCTTGATGCTGTATCCGCAGCATTTACACCTTATAACATTGATACAGGTGTTGGAACTGCTAACTTCTATGATCTACCATCAGGTGCAGAAGATTCATCAGGTCAAACAAAATATGTTGCTTCTAACTGGAAGCCATTGGCTGCTGAAGATTTTTATGCAAGTAACGATAACCCACAAAACGAGCCACAAGATGGACAATTATGGTACAACCCAGAATTTTCTGAAGTTGACATAATGGTACACGATGGCAGCAAGTGGGATGGATACTTAAATGTATATCCAAATGCAGATCCAGAAGGTCCTATAGTAAGTGCTACAGAGCCAGAAGAACAATCAGATGGCACAGCACTTGTAACAGGCGACCTTTGGATTTCAACTGCGGATCTTGAAAACTTCCCAACAATTTACAAGTATGACAATGACTTGCAACAGTGGGTACAAGTTGATAAGACAGACCAAACAACTGAAGACGGTGTGTTATTCGCAGATGCACGTTGGAGAGATGAGAGCGGTAACAGTTCAACTCCAGAAGGAGCAGGAACTGCTGATACTATTAAATCGTTACTAACAAGCGATTTCGTAGATACAGATGCTCCAGATCCAGCATTATATCCACAAGGAATGTTGTTATGGAATCTACGTAGAAGTGGCGGTAACGTTAAGCGTTATGCTAATAACTATGTTGACACAACAGCAGATAACGTTCGTTACGGTGATACTTCAATGGCTAATTATGCTACTGACCGTTGGGTTACTGAATCAGGAAACCAAGAAGACGGTTCAGGTTCTTTCGGAAGAAAAGCACAGCGTATGGTTATTGTACAGAGACTGAAGAGCGTGGTTGATACAAATGATCAAGTACGTGACGAAGAAAGACGTAACTTTAACTTAATTGCATGTCCTGGTTATCCAGAACTAATGAGCAATCTTGTTAATCTAAACATCGACAGAGGTTTAACAGCATTTGTTATTGGTGATACTCCACTTAGATTGGCTGCTGACGCAACCACATTAACTAACTGGGGATCAAATGCTAACCTTGTTACTGACAACGGAGATGAAGGATTAGTAACTTACGATGAGTATTTGGGTGCTTTTTATCCAAATGGATTTACTACTGACCTAAGTGGTTCGAATGCAGTTGTTCCAAGTTCACACATGATGCTAAGAACTATTGCACTAAGCGACCAAGTATCGTTTCCATGGTTTGCACCAGCAGGTACAAGACGTGGTGGTATCACAAACGCAACAGCAGTTGGATACATCGATTCTGAAAGCGGTGAGTTCCAAACAGTTGCCCTTAACGAAGGTCAAAGAGACACGTTGTACGGCCTAAGCATTAATCCAATTACATTCTTTAATGGAGTTGGACTTGTTAACTATGGTCAAAAAACAAGAGCAAGAAATGCATCCGCTCTTGATAGAATCAACGTAGCACGTTTGGTTGTATACTTACGCAGTCAGTTGAACAAGTTGGCTCGTCCGTATATCTTTGAACCAAATGATAAAATCACAAGGGATGAGATCAAACAATCAGTGGAATCATTACTGCTTGAATTGGTTGGTTTACGTGCCCTTTACGATTTCGCGGTAGTTTGTGATGAAACAAACAATACGCCGGCAAGAATCGATCGTAATGAACTTTATGTTGATATTGCGATTGAACCAACTAAGGCTATTGAGTTCATTTACATACCATTGCGTGTCAAGAACACAGGGGAGATATAAGACATGCCTATAACATCATTAAATAATTTCGGAGTACCGACAGACGCAGGCAACCAAGTGCTCTTGATGCCTAAGTTAAAGTATCGCTTCCGCGTTACATTACTTGGATTTGGAGTAAATGCTGCGACTGAATTAACAAAACAAGTTGTTGACGTTTCAAGACCAAAAGTTGGTTTTGAAGAAATGACACTTGACGTGTACAACTCAAAGGTATACCTTGCAGGTAAGTACACGTTTGAAACAGTTGTTCTTAACTTGCGTGACGATGCAACTGGTCAGGTTCAAAAACTTGTTGGTCAACAGGTTCAGAAACAGTTCGACTTTGTTGAACAGGCTTCTGCAAGATCTGGTATTGACTATAAGTTTACTACTAAGATTGAAGTATTAGACGGTGGTAACGGTAACAATCCATCGGGCGTTAATGTACTTGAAACTGCTAACCTATATGGCTGTTTCCTAAGTAACGTTGACTACGGCGATGCTAACTACGGCACAAACGAAGCAATGCAAGTTGCACTTACTATACGTTTCGACAACATGGTACAGTGGGGCGCAGGCGAGCAAGGTGTTGGTGTTGGTATTGGTGCAGCAGTGGAAAGAACGCTTGGCGAATCTACTACTGGTGCTTCAGCAGCCCAAGGCGCTTAAGAATAGTTTTTACTATTATACTAAAAAGCCCGGATTTTTTCCGGGCTTTTTTTATGGCTAAATAGTAGTATGGCAAACAAATTCACAAGATTCTTAACTGACGTATTCTCTGGATTAACTAATCCAAAAGGAATAGTTGCAAACTACCAACATGCAACACGCCTTTTCATAGAAGACTCTTTTCGTTTAGCCCCAAGAACAAAGTTTAATTATTATCTAAGAATAGAACTTGATCCTGCGGCATCCAAGGGTGCGAGTTTTAAGGGCAAACATGCCGAAGAAGTTGGCTTATTGGTAAAGACCGCCGAACTACCAAAATTTACGTTTGATAGCAAGACTCTTAATCAATACAATAGAAAAAAAATCATCTACAAGATGATTAATTATGAACCAGTAAATTTAACATTCCACGATGATAACCAGGGTGTTGTAAGTGCGTTGTGGGCATTATACTATGGATACTATATCAAGGACAGAAACTTACCTAACACTGCCTATGATAATACAGTTTATAAAAACACCGGAAAGGGTTCGAACTTCTTCAGATATGGTCTTGACAATAACATAACAGCACCTTTGTTAAAGTCGGTTACAATTTATACCATGGGGAGAAGAAGATTCATAGGTTATACTCTTGTTAATCCTAAGATAAAAAACTGGCAGCACGGAATGATGGATTATTCTGCATCCAGTGAACCAGCAGAATCATCAATGCAATTAGAATATGAAGCAGTAATTTATTCAAGCGGAACTGTGCGTGAAGGTTCGCCAAAGGGTTTTGCAACACTGCACTATGACAATACTCCATCGCCAATCAGCGTTGCAGGCGGTGGTGTGAGTAACCTAATTGGAGAGGGAGGAGTTCTGGATGGCCTTGAACAGGTGTTTGGTTCCTTGGGTGATGGAACGGCATTTGATTCACCACAGAACTTTCTTGGAACTGCTATAGGTGCTATTAATACCTACAAGAATGCAAAAAATCTTTCTTCGTCTTCGTTAAAAGCAGAAGCAATTAACATTCTAACTAATCCTATTGGAGTGCAAAAAGTTGTAAATACTGTTAGTGGTGCTGCAAATAAAGTCTTTAATAAAAATGATTCCGGAGCAACAACCACAGAAGCAAAAAGCAAATCAGTAATTAATAACGGGCCAAGATAATGTCAACTAATCTTCCAGCAAAGAATCTAAATGACAGTGCAGCGAAAACAAGGTTGTACTTTGACAATTATGGAAAGAAACCTTACGAGTTCAGAGCAGTTGATGTTGATGCAACAATTGCTTTCTTTACCAAGAGAGGATTTTCTGATGAAGCAGCAGTTACTTCTTCGAATGTTTTATTAAGGCAGGCTAAACTTGAAAATGTAAGCATTAACACAATCCTTGATCAATTAAAATCATTTGAACAAACAGAGATGAGCCAACTTGTTGCAGAAATTTTAAACAATAATAGACCAGCAACATCGACACTTGGTTTCAGACAAACTATAGAATCTGTTAGCAAACAAAGAAACGTGGTACCTTAAAATGCCTAAATTTGCCCAGGGAAAATTTGACATGAAAAATCCCGGCAAGTATGTAGGAAAGAAAAGTCCTCTTGCCAGAAGTAGTTGGGAATTTGTATTCATGAAGATGTTGGATGAACATCCGGGTGTGCAAAATTGGGCCAGTGAATCAGTACAAATACCTTACAGAAATCCACTCACAGGAAAATATACAATTTACGTTCCAGATTTTTTCATAGTCTATAGAGATAAAAATGGAAGCCAGCATGCGGAAGTTGTTGAAGTAAAGCCTTCTAACCAAACTCTAAGAGAAAAAATAGGAAAGAGCAGATATAATCAAGAACAATACATAATGAACCTTGCTAAGTGGGAAGCAGCGAACGCTTGGTGTAAGCAACAAAAAATTAGATTCAGAGTAATTAACGAAGACGATATTTTCCATCAAGGTAATAAAAGAAAATAATCATGGGATTGCACGTAACACATCCTAAAAAACTGACCTTTATTCATGTTCCAAAAAATGCAGGAACATCAATTTATAGATGGTTCATGTCAGAAGATAATAATTTTTCTTATCAGTCAATTAAACCCAAGCACGGATCATATCAAGAAATAACAGACAAGATAGAAGATCCAGGATATGTATTTTGTGTTGTAAGGAATCCTTGGGATAGAATGGTTAGTTATTATCATTACATACGCGAACAATCAGAAATTAGAATACAAATGATTAAAGATGGAAAAGCATCAAGACCCGGAAAAGGAAAATGGACTCTTGAATGGAATTTAGAAAGACAGAAGAGAACAGCGATGCCCTTTGCTGATTGGATTAA